ACCAGTACCCCATGAAAAGAAAACAAGGTCACCTGGTTGTGCTTGATATTTATTTACAACTAAACCTTGTCTTTGAAACCATGCAAGACCTGCAGGGCAATATGCAAAACCTTTTGGAGTTTGTGCAGCGACTAAAGAAGACAGTCCAACTTGTGCAAAACACCAGCTAATACCCATGGCACAATAACTTGCATTTGGGATACCATACCAAATTCCATATGGATTTTCATTTACTGGTCCTTCAACAAAACCTATTTGGCTTCTAGCAACATTTAAAACGTCTATTGCTGTAGACATCTGTTATGCCTGTTGTCTTCCCTCACCCTTTGGAGCACGACCCGTGCCCATTTTATCAGGTGCATTTAGCACACGGTCTTGGCTTCTGGCTTTATTACCACTTGCATCTGATGCTGCATCTTGTGCTGCTTTAGGATTAATAACCAACACTGCATCACCGCCTTCAAGTGGAGCCATTCCACGACGTGCACGAACTTCGTTAGGAGTAATAACTTGATCCTTCAGATAACGGTCATCAATACGAGATTGAGTCTCTTCATCTGTAAGTGCAAGTTCGTTAAATTGAAGTTTGAACGCATCAGTAAATTCCTTGATAATTAAATTAATCTTAAACTCAAGTTCTTCTTGACGTGGACGACATACTTGCTCTTTAAATGTCTTGTCAGCATCTTTAGCATTAGCCAACGAAACGTTTGCAGGCATTCCAAGCTTTGATACTGGAACACGGTGAGACAAAAGAATACGATCTCTGTTTTCTACCGCATAGTTCCTAAACGAAGAATCTTGAATTCCCGCTTCAATTGGCTCCATGTTAAACTCAACACGACCTTGCTCGCCATCTGATGGAAGAGGAATATAAAGGGTTCTGTGATTTCTTCCTTTAAGCCCCGTCTGGAAGAACTCTAGCAACTTACGCTCTGATTCTGCTGTAAGCTTTGCTCCCTTTACGGTAATAATGTAACGAGGCACAGCTTTGTTTTCAAAGTAGTCCAAGTTAAATCGCTGTGCGAATTCATCACCAGCAACTGCATTCTTAGCAGACAAAACATCTGGAATGCCATAGTAGGTATTTGACGGAGTAAATACTTTAAAGTGAATTACTTCGTTTGGCTGGGGATCAGTACCTATCTGATCTGGGGTCTCGGTATCACCGAAGTTTCTAAAAAATGTGTAGCGGTTATAAACAACTTGAACAAATCCGTCACGGTGACGGCGAATACGCATTGTTGTTGTAGGAATATGACCAATGTAGCCAATCTTACCAGTTGATGTACGACCAACTTCAAGATAAGCATTTCCTGTTGATTCTAGGTCAATGAAGATCTTTTTCATTGTCTCTGTAAATGAATCATCAGAGTTAAGAGATTCTAGGAACTCCCGCATCTCTTCTTTAAGGCCTTCAAGCTTTGAACGCAACTTGTCAAGCTTTTTAGGCTGATCCATTACTTCTTCAATCTTTGCAGTTGTTGCCCATGTGTTTTCAAACTTATATCCAAGCCCGACAACGTTAGCAGCTTTAGCATTTACAGCAGAGTGATGATACGGGGAGATATCATAAAGCTGTGCCAAATACAGTACGTTGTAAGGAGGTTGAACAATCTGGAAAAGAGAATATCCTGTAAGGTCAAGCGGATCTAACTTCTTAGACTTTGCATCACCAACACCAGTAAATGACTTTTCCATTCTATTTACTTGACGACGGAAATTAGGACTTAGGCCATCTGCCTTCTTAATATCTGACCAAGTTGCATTAAACGGGTCACCAAAATCGTGTTCTATAGTGTGTGATGGGGCATCCAGCTTTACTGTGATCCCACCCTCATCTTCATCAATACTGTCATCAATTCTTAAATTAGCCATATTTTTATAAAGCTCTATCCAAGCTTCATCTCCCTCATCTCTTTCACATAATCCATCATAGCTGGAAGGTCATGCTCGTCTGGAACAAGCCCCATTTCCAATCTTTGCTTTTGCATTTCAAGCTCTTCATCTGTAACTGGTCTGTGACCAGACATAAATAATGGTGTTCCATCTTCTAGGCCGTAGTGCTTTGCTGCGTCTTTTAGCTTTTTGATCTGGCGAATATCGCCTTTTAGGGACGGGATACTCAAATATGCACCCTCTTCATCCATAACAACCTTGCCATCTGGCATCTGCCAAACATAAAGGCCCCAATTAACTTCTTCTACGACGGTTGTACGCATCTTGCTCATATGCCAATAATACCACCTAAGTCTTAAAAACGGAACATATGGCTGCCAAAAATGGGTTATACGGTAATACTTATGGGATGAGGGTATGCCAGAACTGGTTGCCCACCGTTATATCCAGTCACAGTGCTTGAATATTCTCCAATTGTACCTATGCTGTCAGTATTAGATGATACTGTAACTTGTGCAACATTGCTAGACAGGAATTCTAAATATCTTGTCTGTGCATCCCCTTGGGCAAATGCTGAAGGATATAGGCTTATATAGCCAAATGTGCCGTATGAGAAGGTCTGTAGTCTTTGATCCCCGCCCAAATATATCTGTGCGTTTGTTTGGTTTGGATATACGCAAACGAAATGATATGCCTCGCCCTGGCTTAATACACGACCTGCAGCTAAAGATACACCGTTTATAAATACATTTGAAAAACCATTTGAATAAACAATGTTTGTGGCGGGATCAATATATAGCTTTGCAGATAGACCTACTGTGTCCAATATCGTTTGAGCAATACTTGAGCTTACAGAATCATATCTAAACCAGAACTCTATCGTTTGATATGTGGCAGTTCCATTAACAGTATTAATTGTAGCCACAGAATTACTATTCTGAACTTGTGCCACCTTGATGCCAAAATTGCTTGTACGTGAAAGAATATTAAAGAAATTATTCTTAATTGAATAAGTGTCTCCAATGTAGCTGCCTTGTCTTGGCGCCAATACGAAAGCTCCCGCATCTGAGAAAATTTCTAGGTTCTTATAAAAATTAATCAAAACTTTATCTACTCTAGGTAACTGTAGGGATGAGGAATCTTGAACCGATAAGATAGCTCTGAATGTTATATCTGGATATGCTACTTGTGAATTATCTGCAAACTTTGTTACTGGATAGCCATTTGTTATTTGATTCCAAGTAGTGCCGTTGTCCATGGAGTACTGGAACACTACACTTTCATTTAAGCTTACTACAGAATTATCGGAAGTTCCAGTTTCCCAAGTTACTCTTGACCCAAATATCTTGTTAAGTTGAGAAGATAGAACTCCGTATGTCCATGTTCCAATCTGTGAAACTGCAAGACTGCTTATAAAAGGTATTGTTAGCATATCGTTTGATCCGTACAAAGAATATGTAGATGGATTAATGTATGAGTTCAATATTGAAACATTGCTTATGCTGCCCGATAATGGGAGAGTTGTTGCAGATGAATACTGATTACCAAAATAAAGATTTAAATTAGAATAAGTATAGCTTGGAAGATTGCCTGATACTGAGCTGCTACCCGATAAATAAATTGTTGCAACATTGTTATTTATTGATAGTCCAAAATTATAGTTTCCGTTTGAAGCAATAGCGGTTGGAACTTGAGCAATTATAGTGTCTGTAGAGGAATACGGGTAGTAGTTAGCTACGTTATGATAGTAAAGCGTTAGTTTGTTATCTGTGCTTTGAGCTAGATATAGGCATTCATTATTGTTAATTCCATCTATAGCTAGGATGGTTGCTGGGGATGAACCTCCGTTAAGGGTCCAATTTATTTGACCCAGTATTGAAATCCCGCCCAAAGAGTAATATTTTGATAGATTTGAGAACATAGCTCCAGCTGTTGATGTTACTGACAAACCATTAGAGGCTGTTAATGTGCCTGATCCCCTTTTTGTTAAAGATGGAATAGTCTGTAAAGTCATTCCAGTTTTATCAACAATTAAATTGTTAATGACACCACTTCTATAATTTGCTGGATTTGTAAAGTCTTTTTGATAAGCAAGCATATTGGGGTCATCTTTAATATCAAAGAAGAAACCACTTGACTGCTTTACATAATTTTGCGGGGATGAATCATAAGTTCCCCAAACCATGTGAGACTTGATTTGATTATCTGACAAAACATAATCATAGAATGATAGATCATTTATTGTAAACTTATTGTTTGATCCTGATGGACCAATCTTATAAAAATACTCTGGAGATGATGAATATGAATTGTGCCAAATAAAGTTCTGGCTAACTTGTGTTGCTTGTCCAAACAACGAGTTAACGCCAATATTAATTGATCCCTTTGAGTAGTAAAAGAATATATGCATCTGTGAATCCCATGAGGATACCTGCTTATATGTTGTATATGAAAGATTAGTTCCAGCTACTTTATCTTTTCCATTAACTGTAAAGTAAATCTTATCGTTGTTTATATAGGCTTTAGCAATAACTTCTGGGCTACTCCCGCCCGATTGTACTTGGAAAACAACATTGTCTGTTGGCGGGTTTGAATCAAAAGCCAACCACATTTCAATACCAAAAGTTAAATTCTCTGTTCCTGTATAGAACATGTTGTAAAGAGGTGTTGATCCAGTTCCTGTTGGACTGTATTGGTTTTGTATGCCAATCTCAGAAGTTGAATTTATCTTGCATCCTGCAAGTTGTGTGTCATAATTTGAAAGTGTTGCAAGTGGCAAGATGTCCAAAAAGTTGGGGGAACCTAAAGTATATGCTGCATGGTTCCCACCTTGTGATATATCCTGCAATGTAAATGTAATTGGATCTGCCCCATAGTTAGGCTCAGCATCTAGCCAATCTTGATATGTCTTATACTCCAGCAAAATTGTTGCATAGGTTCTCAAGCTAGATGTGCCATTTAAAGGCCAAAATGCTATTGGATTATCCCTGAGAACTACTTGTTTATATGACATAAGACTATTTTACTATGTAATCGGGTTATTTGAAAGTCCCGCCTAAATAAGGCGGGATGGAATCAAATTGACTTCAAATTTCTTTTATTAGGATGGAGAATAATAGAGTCTTCTAGAGTTACGTCTCTTTTTCCTACAAATCCGCCTTCTTTATCCAATTTCTCTCTTGCTGAAGTTTCATCTTCTGCAAAAATGTGAATCATCATATTTACATTAAATGTAAAGCACTTCATAACTTTTTCATCTTCTTTTGGTGTTACTTTAGCCATTTATTCTCCTATGTTATTTTGCTACAAAAATATTTAACCGCTATGTAAAATAGCGGCTAAATATCACATTATTATTTTATTTATTATGCTTGAGGGGCTGGAACTTCATCCCAAGACTTCTTATCTTCGTCCCAGGTATAAAGCTTGCCATCTGTAGGATATGCAACAGGTGCAGTCCATGTGTAGGTTGTCTTATCTAGAGTCCATGATGGAAATGGTTGTGGTGCAGCAAATCCTGTACCGTCCCATGAATATCCAATTCCAGCATAGTTGAATCCAACTTGTGGCTTACCGTCTGGCTGACCATCTGGACCGTAGTGTACTCCACCACGAGTGTTGTATGATGTAGCGATCCACGTTCCACCAAGTCCTAATGTGTTTGCAAGGAAGTTATGGCCATCTGCTGCGTCTGCGTCAGAGACAACAAGAACACGAACCACCTTATTATCTGAATCAATTTCGGCCATATGTGCCATTTATTTCTCCTTAGTTATTTTAAATTATGCAGTTAATGCTGCAATTTCTTCTGCTGTAAGTCCAAGTGAAGATAGCTTTGCTACCGCACTTGCTTTTGCTGCTGCTGCCGCAGCATCTGCTGCTGCCTTTTCTTGAGCTGCTGTAGCTGCCGCTGCTGCTGCTTGATCGTTAGCTGCAATCTCGGCGGGAGTCAAAGGAACAATCTTTTGTTCTCCTGTAGAGCAATCAACAATAATCTTTGTTGGTGTATCTGACATTTTATACCTCCTGTTACTTTCTATATTATAGCATTATTTGTTTATTTAGCAT